CTCCGCGTGTGAGATCGCCAAGGACGTTCCCGACGTTGGTGTTATATATAATGTTTTCGCTGTTTATTTTTACCGTACCCTTCTCGGGAAACCCGGAAGAGTCCGCCACGTTAATTGACTCATCCACGACGGCGACGATTGCTCCGGTCGTAGAAGCCGCTGCCTCAAAGTCCGAGGCAGAGGTAAGTATTACGGAGGTTACGCTGCTGTTTATGGCACCATCTAGCGTTGTTAAGGAGTAGGTGAGGGTCTCGCCGCCAAAGTACCCAGCCCCCCAACCTGGACCGTTAAGTACAAGGGTCGAGGAACCAACACTAATTTGGTAATTTGCGATTACTGCGGAACCACCCCCACTAGTGCCGCCGGAACTGGCGCTTCCCCCGGTGTCTAACTTGTAACTTCCGGAGGAAACAACCTCAGTTATTTCGTGTTCCTTATTGAGTTGAGCAATCGTCAAGCCGTCAACCGTCGTGGCACCGCTGAACGTAACGTAGTCACCGGCCCCAGCACCGTGGCCCGCAGCAGTTACGGTAACCACCCCAGATCCCGCGTCACCCGTGGTGATGGGGTTTGCGCCAAGAGTGGCCGTGCTCCGAATGGGAGTGATGTCGTTGTAGACCGTGCCTTGCTCGATGTAGAACTTTGAAGTTGTTCCCACGCCCATCAGCTTCAAGGCGGACAGGGTAACCCACACCTTGAGTGACCTCACCGTTCCCGCAACCGAAGAGCTACCAACCTTTATCCAGCCGCCTATTTTTTCCGGGTAGCCTTTTCTAAAGCGGATTAAATCCGAGTCGAACCAGCCCTGCTGGTCTGCAAAAGACGTGCTTTCACGATTGACGCCGGGACGGAATTGTATTTTAGAAAGAGGCATATCAAATCACGGCGCGTCAGGCCACGTCGGGTTGGCCGGGTCACTGGTAGCCGCCGGAAGGTTTCTCAGTGCAGTCCGGTACGTTACCCATGCTGCCGGTACATCCTCACCAGCCTCTTGCGCCTTCACGACAACCCAGTCGGAATTAGCCAGCAAGCGATCTCTCTCTGCTCGAAGCGCAACCCACTCCTCCGTGTCGTAGGCGGCGGTCAGCCACTTATGGGTGCGGAGACTGACAGAATCGATGTCTACTTCTTCGTAGACCGTGCTTGCGGCTGGGTAAGACTTCGCCTTTGTCTCTTGTCCTGTGTCCTTGTCGTACTCGGCTGGGGTTGCTGCCGCTTCCATCAGGTCAGCAATGGTACCCGATGGGCTGAGAGATTGGATGACCGCACCCTCGGCGGTGACGATGCGATTATTCATTTTCTAATTCTCCAAAAAATACAGCCGTTCCTCGAGCATCAGCTGCCGCGCCTGACGAATTGTACCATTTAATTTTTACGCTGCCGGTTGTCTTGTTGTCGGCAATGCCAAAAACTACATCGCCATTAGCTGAAACGGCTGAGATGTAGTCATCTGTCTTGAATGGAATTGCGAAGGTAATAGTCCAAACACCAGTGCTGTCGCGAGCGATGCTTTTAATGTTGTACGAGGTCGCTATACTGACAGATGTTTTACCAATGTCTTCATAGTAAGCCTTTGCCTTGCCGAGATCGATACCGGCAGGAAGGTCAGCCGACAAGGACCGCACTATCTCGTTGACTTGGCGCTGATCTGTTGCGGGAGTGGATGCGAAAAGGTTGGCATTGTTGATTTCCGCTACCGCATCTCCAAATATGGCACCATGCTCGAATGTGGAGCCACCAGTTGCTACCGTTCGTTCAGTCTCAATGGCAAGCCCGTTGAAGATTTCCTGGCTGTCTGTCTGAGTGACAATCACCTTTTTCGTTAAGGGGTCAACTTCGGCGTCGAGCACAATATCGGTACTGCCGGACTGGAGAAGAACTTTGGCGTTCGCCAAATACATCGGAGCTTCGGCGTCGTATATCTGTCGAACCATCGTGGCGGTCATAGCGTCTTTTGTGAAGCGAACCAGCGACACAGCCGTGGCGTTGGCGGGATTGGTTGAATTGTCCTGTTGTATGCCGATATTCCACGGAAGATTACCGCTCGATGACAGTGACCCAGCATCTGTGGTTGAAGTACCCCTTAAAACACCGTCAACGTAGAGATGGCGTTCTGTGCTGCTAACGCGGACAAATGCGATGTGATGCCATGCGCCGTCAGTAAACAACACGTTTCCACTATTGACGCTGACCGCTGCTGTCGCCCCATCATCGACGATGTTTATCGTTCCGTTGCTGACCGCCATGACATGAAAGCGAATCGTATTACCGCTATTTCCAAAACCCCACAGCATTCCGTCATCGCCGCTGATGTAACGCGCCCAGCCATAACTGGTCGCAGAGCCAGTGCCGATTACATCCCAGTCCGCGTTACTGCCAACAGCTAGATAATTCGATGAGCTAAACCCGGAGTATTGTTTTAATTCTGCGCCAGACGCCACAACCGCTTCAGTGACTGTGCCGTTCTGTGTAAGTGTGTTGGCTTGGTACGAGCGGTCGGCTGTCACGCTGTTAGCCAGCCACGCGCCTCTAATATCACCGAGCAAATAACCGGTGTTGTACGTTCGGTTGATGCTGGCACCCGAAGATGCGTAGACGTTATCGCCCCTGAGTTTGAACGAAGTCCCGCTCGTTGACGCCCACGCCGATTTCATCCCAGAGGCTGAAAACGCGGTCGTTGTGGCAAACCCTGCGGGGTAAGAAGCAGAGTCGTTATAACTGTCACCGCTAGAGGACGCGACGTCCGCGTTAATAAGATTAACTTCAAATCTACGAGTGTCGGTTGCTGACCTGGGAAAAATAAAATCGTTACCCTGAAACCCAACAACCCCAGTCGCTGGGGACTCGCCCGTAATATCCCAGACGTTTCCATCGGTTTTAATCAAGGACGCCGTTTTGGTTTCGCCAGCCGCGAAGAGCGCTCCGAATGTGGGAATCGATCCGCCTGTTCGTGCGTCAAACCCACTCGAATCGACAACCTTAGCAGCAACCATCGAAACATCATTACTATCCAGTGCCGGTGCCGTGCTGGTGGACAATGTGCGGGGCCAGCCATTCGTGCGCTCGGCCCACGCACCGTCGTGCGGGTCAACAATGTGAATGCCCTGATCGCTGGTGCCGACAATGAGATAGCCCATCGATGCTGCGATGCTCGTTGGTGTCGCCCCCGACAAAGTGAGTGTTGCTAGCGGCGTTGCGCTCGCAAGGACGCTTGACGCTAAGTCCCATATATTTACTTGAGCGTCGGAACCAGATGTCTCGACGGTTGCAAGCATCAGGCTGGTCCAGACTGCCCCGTTGCTGAAATGGCCGTTCCACGATTTGCCGTCCACGCTTGGACCGAGCAACGTCATATCAATGAATGCGGCATTGGCTTCGATGATTCCGCTAACCGCGGGTAAAACAAGATCAGAAAGCGCCCCGTCTTTGATCAGAAGACCGTCAATCGTGACGCCTGACGCGGCAGTTGTTTCTGCAATGGTATTGGTGGAAATTACCGATCCGGATAGAGCCGTGAAGTCGTTGGCTGTAAATTGAAAATCATCGGCTCCGGCAATACGCACATCAATTGTGTCGTCGGTGTCGGCTGTGATACTCGTGTCGGCATCTACGTCGAGGATTAACTCGGTGCCGTTTAGGTCTAGTTTGGCGTTAGCGGTAACTATGGCACTTGCTGTCACAGTGGTAGCCGTCAAGGCTTGTGCGGCAATTGTACTGCCAGACTGTGCCGTGAACGTGTTTGCCGTGAACTGGAAGTCATCCGCCCCAGCAATCCGAATGTCGATCTGATCGTCGGTGTCAGCAGTAATTGAAGTGTCGGCGTCGGCGTCAAGGATTAACTCGGTGCCGTTCATATCGAGCTTTGCGCCAGCGGTAACTAGGCCCGACGCCGTCAGAGCCACAGCCGTAGTCGTTCCGGCAACGGTTAACGCGCCATCGACTGTCGCCGCGCCCGTCACCTCAAGAGTGGCCATCTGTAGATCGTTGAGGGCGTTATAGATGACCGCGCCAGATCCCGCGCCGTCGCAATATACGATTGCATTCTTGCCGTTCTGGAGGGTGACGTTTGCCCCGGATCCCTGCGTAAGGATTACCGAGTAGGGGCCACTCGACCCAGAGTCGGTGGTGGCGTTCTCAATGATAAACCAGGCGGCGCTTGTGTTTGGGGCAATCGTGACCGTGTTGTTCGCGCCAAGGGCACCCGTGAATTTAATCACACGGTACATGCCATCCTGGAGGTTTTCAGTGCCTGCGCCGGGAGAGGCCTCTCGCACCGTCAGCGTGTGCGTCGTCCCCGACAACCCAACCGACTTGTATGAGGCGATCCTGTCCAGGATGTCGGCGTTATGGTTTGTCGTTGTTCCCCACGCCCCGGCCTGCTCGCCAGTGCCGATCTTCTCAATCCCGAAGCTCGTTGTGAATGTAGAAGCCATGTCGCTATCCTATGCTGCTATCTGAGTCCAATTTGCAGTCTGCCCTGGGACCGTTTCACCCCACCTGGTAGTTTGTCCCGGAACGATCTCATTCCATATAAGCACGCCGCCCGCAGCCGTCGCTGCCGAAACACCCGTAACAGTAAACCTAAAGTTCAACTGTACATCACCTGCGGCTGTCGCTGCGGAAACACCCGAAGGAAAGAGGTTTACCACCCCTGATACGGATACTGATCCTACACCC